ATACGTTCTTTATTAGAACTATAAAAAGGATAAACCACGTGTTGTAATTGAGAAGGAAAAAACACCATAGTGCCTTCATAGTCTTTATTTAATTTAAAATCATGAGCTGAAATTCTACCTAAACTAATAAGATATATAAATGAAAACTTACCAGCAGAAGGAGAGTTAGAATGTTTTACAAAAGAAACATCATATTCTTTTTTACAATCATACGGAATCTTTACCCAAATAACAAACGAGTATAAACCTGAGTGATTATGAATAGGATTAAATTCATTTTTCTTTTGAAAATTAACCCAAAGTCTGTCTAAATAAAATTTGCAGTCTTTATTTAATATAGTGGGATTAAATTCTTCACTAAATTTATTAAAAGCTTTGTTGTAAATACTAATACAAGGTGTAATTAAACTTTCTTCAAACCATTTTTTATCATCAAGATTAAATGAATTACTTATGTTTCCAGCTAAAATATTATTAATTTTATTGTTTTTATTTTTAACAGTTTCCTTAACCTTTCTTTTAATTCTATCAAAATACTCTTTAGGTAATTTAAGTTTTAAATAACCTGGTGTTTGAAAAGGATGTGCTTCTATTTTTAAATTCATAATTTTGCGTAGGTTAGTTCTTCTTTTGAACCTACCTCTCCTGTTAAACGAGTGTTAAAAGCTAAACTAATTCTTAAATTATCTTCCTGTTTTTGTATTACTGAGTGTTCAGTGCCTGATGGAAATATAACTATTGTTGATGCATCCACTGGTATTGTCCAGTTATCACTATTCCAAACATTGTATTCTTTATAATTTCTTAAATCAAAATTATAACCATAAGGTGCTCCAAATTTATGTCTGTAAAATCTTATGTTATCGTATAATTTATTTGCTTTAATATATAACACACCAGAAACATAACTATTTGGGTGAGCATGTTTATGGTGAAATTCTTTTTTTCTACTATAGTTTAACCAAGATTGTGTAAGATGAACTTTAACTTTATCTTCAATACGTAAGATATGCTTCATTTATTCGTTTATGTGAAACTCTACTTCTTTTTTAACACTTTTAAATACAGGTAAATTTAATATAAAATTATTATTAGTTGTTCTATTACCTTCATTTTTATGTGTATCTATTTTAAAAGATTCAAATTTTTTAATTAATTTTTTATCTAAAGGTTTTTTCAAAGCTCTTTGATAAATAGGTGTAGCAAATAAGCTGTGAATAATTATGTTTTCAATATCTTTCATTTTACATTTTTAAATTTATGTTTACGTTAACTCTTACAGTTTCATCTGTTTGATTAACAGAACAATGTTTTAATTTACCATCAAATAATACTAATTGATTAGCTAAAGATTTTATACGATCGCCATTTTTAAACAAGGTATATCCGTTATTAGTATTAATAGAGTACAAAGCAACTGTATGTTTATTATTAGGAAAATCTACATGATAAGCAGTTTGAATGTGTTTTGGTTTTTTTGTGTAAAAATTTAATTTAGCTCTAATAAGTTTAGTAAAAGTTAATTTATCTAACAAAGGCATTATAATATCTTTGTGGTAATCACTGTTTATTTTATCAAAATGATAAAAAATATGTGTGAACATATAATCAGATTTATCTTTTTTACCTGCTACTGTATCATGATAAAACAACGGAAAATTATCTCCAAATACAATATCATATATTTTTTTATGTATCTTACGATCTAAAAAATTGTTTATAACTTTCATTCTTATCTTTCTTATATCTTATTTTAATACCTTTTAAAAGTATTCTTAAACTTCTTGTCTAGGTACCATTACCCAAGAAGTAGTCTCTTCATTCCATTCATAGTTGTCATTATCTAGAATAGTATTGCCTTCTTCATCTTGTAAAATATTTCCATTTTCATCAAATTTATCAAGGTTTTGCGTATAAGTTATAGGTTCTGCAACTGGAGCTACATATATACATTTATCTTCATCTAAAACCCAAGAAGGATATGGTTTTGGTGGAATAAAAGCATCTCTGCTTTCATCGTAGCTATATCCAACACCAGCAAAATTTTTTCTAAAAGGTGTTCCACCTTTTGTATGTATTCCTTCAAGGGTATCAGGATCTGTTTTTTTCCAAACATGATCTGTTTTAAAAAGATTGTTTATGAAAGCAACACCTGCCTCCTCTGTAGGACATTCATTATCGTGAATAGTTATTCCTTTTACAACTATATTGAATTCATTTAATTTAACAAAATCTGCCATTATGCTGTGTAACTCCCTGACCCAGTAAAAGTAATAATAGTATCACTACCATCAGTTGCTGTTTGTGGTGATCCTGTAGTTTGGCTAGAAAAATTAGCAGTCGGAACTCTTAAAAGAACAACTCCACTACCGCCTGATCCTGATGAACGGAAAGGCCCGTCGTGGTGAGATCCACCTCCACCGCCTCCAGTGTTTGCTTGTCCTGATGTTCCATTTCTTGCAGGTGTTGGACCAATTGAGTGTGAACCACCTTGTCCGCCACCGCCTTGTCCGCCAGTTCCGGTATTTCTTTCACTACCTCCACCGCCGCCACCAGCTCTAAAAGTTTGTGATCCTGTGATTGCAGATTGTAAACCATTTCCTCCGCCACCACTGTTACCAAATCCTGGTGAGCTGTCTCCGGATGCTCCAGCTCCTCCGCCGCCTCCAGCTCCGTTTCCGCCACCAGATCCGCCAGCATTACCTTCATTAGATGTACCTGGCCCAGCTGAGCCTTGAGCACCTCCGCCACCACCGGATCCTCCAGTTTGACCAGTTCCGCTAGGGCCACCGCCACCACCGCCGCCGACTGTAGTTACATCTGTTATATTTGCTCCAGTGATAGAACTTGCTTGTCCATTAGTTCCTGCAGAACCACTAGAGTTTCCTCCGCCGCCGCCGTTTCCAACAGTAATAGTGTATACTGTTCCAGCAACAAACTCTAAAGGTGTCTCTGTTGATGAACCAGCTCCTGATTGTTCAGAAGAAAAAGAATTTCTATATCCTCCTGCGCCGCCGCCACCGCCAGATCTATTGTTAGGTGTGTTTGTAGATCCACCGCCACCGCCGCCTCCAGCGACAACAACGTAAGAAGCTTGATATTTTGCTTTTCCGCCCCCAGATCCAAAACCTAGTACTTGATATCCAAAACCCATTTATCCTCCTTATAGATCGTTAGCAGCGTCTGTTGTGAAGAATAATTTAATTCCTAGTAATTTAGCATCAGCTGTTAAAGAATCATCTGATACGTCTCTTGAGATTTCAAAGAACACTTGATCGCCTGCTGCTGGTGAGCCTGCGATAGTTATTGCTCCACTTTCTGCTGTTACGTCTAAATCGTTTGCCGTACCGCTGTGAGCTTTTGCAGTTGGTGCAACTGCTGTTCCAAACGCTACGTTACAAGTATCGTCATCAGAAACTGCAACTCCTGCTAAATCCCAAGATACAGTCCCTGTGTTTGTTGAATCTGCTGTAAAGAATGCTTGAAAAGTTACTGTGCCTTCATTCCATGATTTAGGAAAAGCAACAGAAAATTGTGCAAACTCGTCTGAATCTTTATCAAAATCTAAAGATTTAAGTTCAGGGCCGTTAGATAATTCTGTTTGTGCTAAGTCTGCGCAGCCGTTTGTTGAGTTAGGATACATAGAATTAGCTGGAACCCAAATAGTTTCTTTACCTGCTATTTTAACTGCAGATACGTTTCCACCACTGTCCTCAGCTTTAATTACACCTGTTCCTTTTGTTTTAAGATCAATACCAATGTTGTCGTCTCCACCGGATGCTGCGAAAGAGGGGTTACCTGTTGCAGCAGCGTTTGCTATTGTAACTTCGTTAACAGCTGAACTTGTTGCTGTTAAAAGAGCTAATTCATTTCCGTTAGTATCTAAAATAGAAGTTCCGATTTTTGGTGAAGTTAAAGTTTTGTTTGTTAATGTGTCTGTTGATGAAGCTGTAATAAATCCGGTGTCATCAATGTCTGGGTTAACACCATCATTAGCTGTTGCGTAAACTAATTTTACTGCGCCTGGTGAAACAGTTACACTATCTCCAGATCCTGATGCGTATTTAAATACTACGTTTTGAGAACCAGACGTTGAATTTTTTAAAATATAAAAGTCTTGAACATCTATTGGAATAGTAACGTTTCTGCTTCCAGTTAGTGATCCTGTAAATTCTATAACTCTGTGTGCAAGAGTTGCACCAGTTGATCCATCTGAAACTGATAATGTTGTGTCTCCTGAATCTGATACGGCTTGTGTAGTAAAACCACCGGCTATTTGTTCAATAAGTTGTAAATTTGTATTAGTTTTAGTTCCCCACGTTCCGGCATTTTCACCAGTTGCCTGGAGTTCAATACCTAGAGGTGTAAATGTTGATGCCATATTTTATCTCCTATTATGCAGCGTCAGTATAACTTGTATTTGATCCGGTTGCAACATCTGTATACGAAGAATTTGAACCTGTGTCAACATCAGAATACGCTTGAATTCCAAAGCCTGTAGCAGAGCCAAAAACAGCAACTGAAACAGTTGCAGAAACTCCAGTTAATCCCATAACGTCAGCAGGTGCTAAAGATCCCACTGCAGAAGTAGAAGCTACACCAGTTAATCCCATAACATCAGCAGGTGATAAAGATCCCACTGCAGAGGTTATTGCTTGCCCTGATAAATCTACTATTGGACTTGAATCAATCTCAATCTCACCAACTGCAGAACTAGCAGAAACTCCTGTTAGTCCCATAACATCTGCTGGTGATAAATTTCCAACAGCAGAAGTAGAAGCTACTCCTGTTAATCCCATTACATCCGCTGGTGATAAAGAACCTACAGCAGAAGTTGCTACGCCTGCTGAAGATACAGAAAATTCTACGTCACCAATTATTGTTGGTGATCCAACTGAAGGTGTAGAAGATACACCTGTTAGTCCCATTACATCTGCTACTGCTAATGAAAATATACCCCAACCTTGACCTCGTCCCCATGAAGCATCATTCCAAGCATTTGCAGATACATTAGATTGCATTGCATCAGGAGCAGTTAGTTCAACTAACATACCTGATTCGCCCCAGGTTTCATTACCCCAGGTATCTTGACCCCAACCTTTATTTATTTCTGCTGAAACTGTTACTGAACCAATACTAGAAGTTATTGCACTTGGCGCTGTAAGAGTAAATGTTACATTATTAAGTTTTCCCCATTCACCATCATTCCAAGCCTGTGCACCAAAACCTAATGTAAAAGCATCTTGTGTGCCCCAACGGCCTTCGTTCCAGGTTGTTCCGGACTGGTTCCAAGTATTAGGCATAAGGGGAAACCTCCTATGCTAGTCTTATGATAGCGTTTGTAGCGTCTGCTGTAGGGAATTGAATTGTAAACGTACCACTAGTTACAGTTTTGTCTCCACCAAAAGCTATCACCGCGCAAGCAGGATCTCCTGTTGCTGTGTCATTGTAAATTAATGCACCGTTTGCAGTGAAAGTAGCGTCTGTGTAACTTACATCTGCGAAATCACAAACTGCCGTCGTTCCAGAAGCAGCAGGTGTTACGCTTGTTAGCGTTGCTCCACCAGATGTGTAAGCCGTTCCAGATGTGTTAGTAATTTCGTTAGAAGATGAAAACGCTGTAGTTGAAGCTCCTAAAGTTGCAGAGCTAGTGTACAGAGCTATTTTGAAAGTGTTTCCAGTCGTAGCTGTAAAATTATGAACTCCTTTTAATAGTTCTACTTTAAAACTTGTGCATACCGCCGATGTTATTGCCATAATAAAACTCCTTAAGGTGTTGTTGATGGTATTGTTATTCTAACAGCCCCATCTGTGTAGTCATCTCTTCTTCTTCTGCCGATCTGTTCTACACCAAACTTGTCTACTTCTTGTTTATACTTATTTTCATATAGTGTCAACATATCTTGTGGGCCCTTTAAAAAAGCGTATGTCTCTGCCAAACAGCAATATAATAGGCCATTTGGAAAATTCATACTAATATAACTAGTGTTATTTCCTCCTC